TAAAATAGATTACACAAAGGACAAAATTATGACAAAAGTATTTGACGCAACAAAATTTAGGAAAAGTATTACAAAAAGTATACAAGGGCTAGGCATAGGATTCAGTGATCCAACTGACTGGATCAGCACAGGAAATTACGCATTAAACTATTTGATGACCAGTGATTTCAACAGAGGTATTCCACTAGGTAAGGTGACTGTACTTGCAGGTGAATCAGGAGCAGGTAAAAGTTACATAGCATCAGGAAACATCATCAAGAACGCACAGGATCAAGGTATATTTGTTATACTGATTGACACAGAGAACGCATTGGATGAACAATGGCTACAAGCACTAAAAGTAGACACGTCGGAAGACAAACTTTTAAAATTAAGTATGTCCATGGTAGATGATGTTGCAAAAACTGTTTCGGAGTTTATGAAAGGTTACAAAGAGCAACACGCAGACAACAAGGAAGGTGCACCCAAGGTGCTATTTGTTATAGACAGTTTAGGAATGATGCTTACACCAACAGATGTTAATCAGTTCGAAGCAGGAGATATGAAAGGTGACCTCGGTAGAAAGCCAAAGGCATTGACGGCACTTGTGAGAAACTGTGTGAACATGTTTGGAAGTTGGAACGTAGGACTTATAGCAACTAACCACACCTATGCATCACAAGATATGTTTGATCCAGATGACAAGATATCGGGTGGACAAGGATTTATCTATGCATCAAGTATTGTAGTTGCAATGAAAAAATTAAAACTAAAGGAAGACGAAAAAGGTAACAAAGTCACTGACGTAAGAGGTATTAGAGCCGCTTGTAAAGTCATGAAGACCAGATATGCCAAACCGTTTGAAGGTGTTCAAGTTAAGATCCCTTACGATACAGGTATGGATCCATACAGTGGATTAGTTGACTTGTTTGAGAAAAAAGGATTGTTGGTTCAAACAGGAAACAGACTGAAATACATCGATTCAAAAGGTAAAGAACACATAGAGTTCAGAAAAGCGTGGGTAGGTGATAAATTAGACATGATAATGTCAGAATTTAAAGAAGAGGTCCCTGCAGAAACAACAGAAGCAAACGAAGAGTAATGATAGATTTTACACACGAAGATATCGAACGTCTATGGAATTCAATAGTTCATTACGTGCCAGAAAGACAAAAACTAGACATGGCAATTGACTTTATCAAGAGCCTCGAAGACATCGGTGTAGAACATGATGAAATAAAAGCGTCTGCAGAATACGATCCTAAATTAGAAGAAGCAATTAATACTGTGTTCGAAGAGGACGATGAGTCAGACGGATACGGTTATGATGATTAACTGGTACAACGAAGTAAGTAGAAATCTCGATAAGATACCTGACTGCGTTACATACTTTGACAAAGAATTACTAGAAGCAAAGAAGCAGTGCAAAATATATGGTAATCTAGAAAGAGCAAGTGCCTCACTGCCAGGCATAGTCGAAGAAAGGTTCAGTCAACTACAACAACTGGAAGCTATATTAGAATACCTAAACATAGAGTTGAGAAGATTAAGATCAAAGACTTTTAGAAAGTACTTAGAAAATTACAACAGAGCGTTATCAAGCAGAGATGCAGAAAAGTATGTTGACGGTGAGGACGACGTCGTTGACATGGACAAGATCATAAACGACTTTGCCTTGATAAGAAACCAATGGCTAGGCATCACCAAAGGTCTAGACCAGAAGCAATGGCAGATCACAAACATTGTAAAGCTGAGGGTGGCAGGTATGGAAGATGCCGACATCAAATAGAATAATACTAACAGACGTAGACGGCGTGTTGCTGGAATGGGAAAAGCATTTCTCGGACTGGATGTTACAGCGATCATACTACGAGAACGACGAAAAAATATATCCGTATAAACTTTTACCAAACAAACAAAACACATATGAAATGGCAGAGAGATTTGGCGTTACTATACCTGAGATACGTAAGGAGATAAGAGAGTTCAACAAGAGTGCATGGATGGCAACACAGTGCCCAATGGAGGACTCACAAACTTGGGTAAAACTATTGGCCGCGGAAGGATGGACCTTTATACCAATAACCTCACAGACATCAGATATACCGGCACAAATTGTAAGGAAAAAAAGGTTAGGACAATTATTTGGTGAACACATTTTTAAAAATTATCACATCTTGGACACAGGTGCAGACAAAGATTCAGCATTAGCCGAGTTTCACAACACCGGACTGTATTGGGTGGAGGACAAGCCAAAGAACGCTGTAGCCGGGCTCAAATACGGTTTAAAGCCTATATTAATTGACCACCCATACAATCACGACTTTGAACATCCTGACATTATCCGTGTAAGTAATTGGAAACAAATACATGAAATAATGTCCGGAAGAAAATGAAAATTTACGTAGGTCACGACAGCAGGGAAGACATAGCCTATCAGGTGTGTGAACACAGCATCAAACGTAGAGATCCGTCGGCCGAAGTCATACCATTGAAACAGAAGCAGATGAGGGACCAAGGACTGTACACTAGACCCGTAGATAAACTTGCATCAACAGAATTCACTTTTACAAGATTCTTTGTGCCATACATGAACGACTTCAAAGGTTGGGCAGTGTTTTGTGACTGCGACTTTTTATGGAAGATACCATCACATGAACTTACCAAACACTGTGATAATTCTAAAGCAGTTATGGTTGTGCAACATGATTATACACCAAAGGAAACGACCAAAATGGATGGACAAGTACAAACTGTATATCCTAGAAAAAATTGGTCAAGCATGGTACTATGGAACTGTGAACATCCTAAGAACAAAATACTTACACCAGAATTGCTAAACGATGAATCACCGAAATTCCTACACAGATTTAGTTGGTTGGAAGACAATGAAATAGGATCTTTACCGTTAGAGTACAATTGGCTTGTAGGTTGGTATAAAGAACCTAATGACGGTCACCCTAAAATACTGCACTACACTGAAGGTGGACCATGGTTCGATGGTTATCGAGACTGTGAGTACGCGGACGATTGGAAGAAAGAACTTATAAACTTATTCAGTGCATAATGATCTGGAATAAACTTAAAACCCATCATTACCATGATCAACCTGTAGAACATATATGTGCTGGTGATATTGTTGACAGTAGAGAGTACGATAGCCTGTATGAGAACCAAAACAATATTAATCACCAACACTGGAAGAAGTTTTGCGAACAGCATGATACAAAAGCGGAATTGAAAGAAAGTTTTGCAGATATAGATTTCAACAGGAATATATTATGCCTATGGTTCTTTAGGGAAAGAAGTGACGGCACTGCCGCTTACGTTCATCTTAACGGTAAACAAATAAAATACACAGCAAACACTTTCCTAATTACAAAATCAAAAAACATTAAGTTTGTACACACAAAAAGGAAATACATAAGAAGTCCTTTGGTACAACTAGATATCAATGAAGAAACTTACAACCGTTTGCTAAAAAGCATCAATAAAATTCTGTAAAGAGCTGACATCAGACTGTAAATGCCTGTCACTAACTTTTGTCCAAACAAAGTTGTCTCTTTCACGAATATTAAAATTTTTCCGTATTTGCTTACCAGCATTATCGTCTAGTATCTTTTTGGCTTTGAATTCTACCGTAGGAAGATAGAGACATCTGTTAATTTTACGTGCTACTTTTTGTGTGTACGAGTCCACGTGCCAATGCCAAAAAAATGCAGGGGCAAGATATCCTAAAGTGTTTACCCAGTTACTATGGACTGCGAAATGTGGTGCTGGCAATGGCTTGTCGGGCCATAGTTTCGTCTTGTTAGTAAGTTGTTTGGTTCCTTTGACTCTGCCGTCGCTTGGCACAACCATTAAAATCCTATCATCATATTTGTTTATTTCATCCACTATTAATTGGTCCCAGTGATGGGTCTTTACTTGTACATCATCACCCATAAGCATAACAACATCGTTAGTTGCCTTTACACTCATTAAATTCCAGCTGTAACATGTTGATTGATTTGGGCCTATAGTATAATGTTTTTCATCAAGTAAGTCTTTGTATTGTTCTAGTTTTTCATCATCGTCATTTAAATAGAATAGAAATTCTGTATCACCCTTTTGTGTTTCTGTGGCAGTATCAATTAATCTCTTTGCTAGTTCGGGTCTGCCCCTCGATGGACAGCAGAAACTTATCATATCAATTTCTTCTTCCAGGTATCTGGGGTCTGATCATTTATTATTTCCAAAGGTAAATGATATTGGAACTTCTTCGTGCCTCTGGTCCTTATGTATTCGGCGGTCTTTTTCACAGACTGTCTCATGTTTGTCGCCGTGCTGTAACCTAATAAATCTCTTGCTTTGTCCGACGAACACACAGCTAGTTTTACTTCTTTAGGTCTATCCTTGTGGTGAATAGGCTCTAAGTTAAGTCCTGTCTCATTAGCACAGGCTTCCGCTAATTCGTTTATTGTTATAGGTTCTTCGTCCGGTCCTATGTTAATTACTTCACCAACCACGTTGTTTTGAAATGCTAGTGCGTTTAAACAATACAAACAATCATCAATATAGCTGAAGCATCTTTGTTGTTCGCCATCTCCGTATATGATTGGTTGTTTACCTTGTAACATCCTGTTTAACATTATGGACATCACATTCCTGAATGGATCATCGTACTTCTGTCTTGGTCCAACTATGTTGTGAGGAACAGCAATGACATACTCCACTCCGTGCGTATCACATAGATTCCGTAATACATCCTCTCCTGCCTTTTTTGCAATTCCATACGGATCCTGTGGACGACATTCGTAATCCTCCTTGTATGGCATCTGTTCATGATGACCATATCTCGCCATGCTAGAACAATACACAATACGTTTTACTTTGTTCCTAATAGCCGCAGTAATTGTAGTCACGGAAGCTTCAAAAATATTCCTTGTTACCAGCACTGGAGAGAAAACAGAAAGTCCCTCGTAGGCTGTAGCGGCAGTGTGGTACACTATATCACAACCTTGCATTGCCTTTGTCATGTTTTCCAAATCACAACAATCAACTTGATGAAACTCTACATTCTGTGGCACATTGTCCGTATAACCACCAATCATGTTGTCATTGCCAGCAACAGTGTGACCTTCTGATATCATCAAGTCTGCTAGGTGTGATCCTAAAAAACCTGCCACCCCTGTTATAAAAATCTTCATTTTAAGTATTTAATTTATGTTATGGACGATAGAAAACTTTGTCCGGCCAGTGATCCATCAATCCCTTAAAGCCTAGTGAACTGATATAATTTTCTACATCTATGTTACTACTGCCATATTTTTTAGTGTTATTGTTTAATTCAATCATAAGGTACTTGACGTTCTCTAATGTCTTTGTTGCTCCTTTCAATACTTCCATTTCATAACCCTCAACATCAATCTTGATCATATCAACATCATCAAGACCCAAACTATCAATTGTTACCATTGGTATGGCTCCTTCGCCTAGTACCCTTTTACTCTGTGTAAAGTCGTCCTGTGATAGAGATATCATTTTACTTTCTGCACCAACGGCCAGTTGATGAGTCTCTATATCGTCACTGACATTTTTGACTAGACATTCATAATGTACCGCTTCCGGTTCAAAGGCAATAACTCGCCCACAGTACTGGTTCATGGCCATGCTCCATGTTCCGACCCATGCACCAATGTCCAATATGTGGTTAAATTTTTTATTGTGTTTCTTGCAATAATTTTGAAACTGCAACAGACATTTATTTTGTGTGAAAGGTTTTCCTGCCTTCCAGTCTTCCACATGTACGTCATTGCTAGGCACCCAGAATCCGTTAATCTTTTCTATATTCATTGTATAATTTTTTGGACTAATGGCATCAGCTGATCCGCCCATGCAGTTTGACCCATCGTGTTTGGATGTTCGTCTAATTCGGATACCACCATCTTTCTAGAGAGGCACCATCCGTGCTGTGTTTCATTGAAACTGCCTTGCAGTTTGTAATATCTCGTTTGATCTACCATCCGCAGTAATTTTTTACACTCATCTGTTAAGGGATCGTCGAATCCATTGTAAAGGGCATTGTACATAATGTATGGTACACCGTTTGCCTTCAAATAATTTTGCATGTAAAGTATTTGCATTGATGTCTTGATCTGTCCCTCTTCCTCTATTGCAGGATAATATTCTCTTTTGTCTTTGTTCACCCATGGATCAAATTTTAAATCCTTGTAACCCGCACGCTCTTCAGGCCCTACAATTTTCCATGTGTGCCAATGACTGCTGTCCTGACTGGTGGTTAGGCCTTCACGCCTGTTGTAACTTGTCAATCCTATCAAAACGATTGAGTTGTCCAAATCCGTTTGTAACATATTTCTAAAAATTCTTTCGTTACTACCACCATTTTCTGCTATCATTTTATATTCCAACTGTAAAGCTCTCGCCAGTATTTTTCCACAATTGGTAGGTAGTCCTATCTTTATTTTGTATTTTTTTTCTAGTTTCCTTCTTCTTGCTACCTGATGTATGTAGGCTCCAGAATCCATACCTGGTATGTAAGTAGGAACTGCATTGCCAACAGCGAAAGAACAACCAAAGTGAACTAATTTTTTCATAACAGTCCTTTGTCTAGCAAGATTTCAACTGCCGTGCCATCCATCAATTCCTCGGGTGTAAACTGTTGATACGCCAGGCTGTACAACCACGGTTCCGGTCCACCATAGTATGGATTCTCTATGTCAGCAAGTTCTGTGTTTGCCACATCCGTTGCAAAACTTTTATCGTGGCAGAACACAGGCACACCCTCACACATGGCCTCCACTGCTGATATTGAACAGCTTGTTACCACACACCACGCTTCTTTTAAGTCCTCGGATAGGGGTACCTTTGCCTCACTCGGTCCTGATGTACCCCTGCCCCTAGGCTTGTGTCGAAGTTTGATAGGTCTGTCAGTATATCTTTTAATTTTTTCTATTGTTTCATTTGTCCAGTCTGGTTGATCCAGGTAAGCATTTATGCCATCTGAACTAGGACAAATCAATACGTACTTGCCAGCAAACGCAGGCGCCTTTATTTTAATTCCAAATTTTTCAAACCTATCTGCTTTGCAGTCTTTGATGTATGGAACATGTATTGCATTCTTACACACACGCCAAAAATGATTGTTAGGTTTTAAATTACTGTTGTCAAATCTGCCAAAGTAAGGCGTGTCCGTAAACCAGTAGTTGTGGTTACGTGCTTCCAATTTCTTGACCATTTCCAAATTATTGTTTACGAATCCCCAAAACATACTGTTACCTACAGGATCTGTTTCAATTGCATTATCTAATTTTGATATTTGATCCGGCCAAGATTTCTCGACCCCGTCGAACACTTCCCATGCTTTACTTTTTTTATTGTTAAATGGTGCGTAGATTGTTAGCATCTATGAAGCCCTTTAGTTGTTGTGCCCATTGTTGATGACCTTCTTGCGATGGGTGTGGGTCATTTGGACTGACCAGCAATCCTTTATCAACAATAAATTCATATTGGCTCACAGCCGGACTGAAAAACCTATCCATGTTGATCGCTTCCTTTATAACTTTAAAGTCTGTGACACCTTTATGATAAAAATCATTTGGTAGCGAATTGTACATGACGTATGGAATACGTCTCCGCTCAAAATAATTCTGTAGGTCAAAGACATTATCTAAGAAACCCATGGTGGCATTGTAATCTATATCATATCCTTTGTGACTCCTTATGAAACTGACATTGTCCAAAGTCTTCCATGTCCTCCATGTGAGGCTAGTTCCCCTAATTCTACCTGCCTTGTGCCCATCGTTTGTACAGTAGTCGTTACGATTCGAACTGGACCAGCCTATCACTGCAAATTTATCTTCATTACCATTCTGTTCAAACCAGACCTTGGTGCTGAAACTTATCCTGTCATTGCCTCTACCACCCATGGCCAAATTTGCTAAATCCATTCCGTAATTTTTTGCTAGTATTTGTGAGGTGAATGTGTCAACGCCGTCCTTGGGACGAGTGGTAAGAAAACTGCATCCATTTGAAAATAATATCATAGTAGTGTATTATAACATAATTATTAATAAAATGTCAGTCAAAAACATTAACTCACTGAAGTATTTCCTCGACCGTTGGGAGATGGTTGACCCAGAGTACAACTATACTGTGCCTTATCATGAGTCCATTGACCCTCACTTTACAAGTTTACCAACATTTGTAGCGGAGTTCCATGAATGTAGAGTACATACTTGCCCGTTGTTACTGACAAGAGAAAACAAACTTATCACGGAATATGTATGGAAGTTAACCCACAAACGTAGGCACAAGCCTGGCAAGAGTCACAAGATGTGGACGGAATGGAGTGATACTGTAGATCTGGAGTTACCTCCAGTGACACAAAATTTTAACGAAAGTCACACCTATGTCTGGCTTCCGATTGATGACGATACCAAGCATAATCCTTGGCATGTATGGATTGATGTCATATCTAAATTTAGACTGATAGAGAAAAGGTGGTCAACAAACTTTGCAAGATTTTGCTATATTGTTCCTAATAAGAGTCCATATTTTGAGAAAGTTTGTAAGGCATTATTTCCTGATGTAAAAATAGTTTTTATGCCGCATGGAGAAACATGGCAATTTAAACATTTGATTGTCCCAAGCATGAGTAACTCTAAAGACGGAATAATTGTGCCACCGCTGGCACCATGGCTAAGACACTTCAAAGGTCTTAATAATTTGAAAGGCGTGAAACCACATCGGAAAATTGTAGTGCTACGACCCGGAGCAAAAACTAGAAGAATGATCAACTCCGACGAATTGCTTTTAAAACTTAAAGGTTGGGAAACTGTGACATTAGAAAATTTAAGTATTGAAGATCAAATGAAAACATTTGCAGAAGCATCACACGTGTTGGCGGCACACGGTGCAGGAATGACCAATTTGTTATGGTGTCAACCAGGAACAAAAGTTATAGAAATACAAGATAGGAACATGGTACACAAGAAAGTCTATCCCTTGTTATCACACAATCTAAACTTAGACCATAAACTTTATCTAGCCGATGTTGTAGAAATACCAAGAGATAAAGGAAAAAAATTAGAAGGAGTAAAAAGATTCAGCGACATGATTAATTTCAAAATCAACATACCTGATATAATGGAGCACCTAGAATGAACCTTTCCGTGCTACAGAAAACTCCCGAATTAGTGCTTGAACCTTATCCATACTTTATAATAGAAGATGCATTGCCACAGAATGTATATGACGATCTTGAAAAGAAATGGCCCAAAGAACAACTGTTAGCCACAGAACCATTTGACTCGGGCATATGCTACAGACTTAAAGCAGACGAAATGCTTAAACCAGGAAAAGTCTCCAGTATATGGAAAGAATTTACAGAGTATCATACCTCTGTAGCTTTCTATAAAGAAATGAAAGAAGCCTTTGGCGAGCTTATGCCTCATGTGCCAAATTTAGAAAACACTCTAAGTCCACGTGGTTGGGATAAAGGTGGTGACTGGATTGGCACTGACTGCCAGACAGTGATGCATAAACCAATCGACTTTAGTTCCCGAACTCCTCATATTGACAATCCTCGAGAGATCTATGCATTATTACTTTACATGCCGTATGCGGATGATCAAAGTACAGGTGGTGAGTTCCGCATACATAAAACAAATGATGAGATACACGAGGTCAATAAAAATGGTGGGCGAGCGGTTGGCGACAAAGCTGGTGCAATAGTAAACACTGTACCATACAAACCTAACACACTAGTTGCTTTTTGTAACAACTCAACAAAAAATGTACACAGCGTTTCTGCTAGGCAAAATGCACAGTTACATAGAAGAAGCGTCAACATCATTGCAGAATTCAATAGGGCGTCAAAACAAAAAATGTTTGAAGTAAAAGAACTTAGGAAATGAACATAGCAGGAATAAACACGACCAAACCACGTACACAAAGATATGTTGATGCTTTTGTAAAAGGTACTCCAGGAGCAAATAAAATTTATCAATTCCGAGATCTAGTAGCCTTACCAGAAGAAAATTTAACAATGTATGGAATACTGGCCGGTTCAGGTGAGATTTACAAATGGTGCGAGAAGGAAGACAAGGATTTTTATTTTATGGATCATGGGTACTTTACTAACGCCCACAATACCCCACATTGGCTAAGGATAACAAAAAACAAACACTGCCAGAACATTTTACAAGAGAGACCAACAGATAGGTATGAAAAACATTTCAAACAGGACATTAAACCATGGAACAAGCAAGGTGGAAAAATATTGGTCCTGCCACCTACTAATGCGATCGCAAACTTCTTCAATGCAAAAGGCTGGTTAGATGACACACTTAAGACACTGAAAGAAAATACAGACAGACAGATAGATGTTCGTGAAAAGCCTTACAATCCTACAGTAGAAATGGATCATGTGGGTGCCACTGTGAAGGTAGATAAACCAACAACACACAAAGATAAAATTAATTGGAAAGATTACTATGCCACAGTGACATACAACTCCAATACCATGATTGCCAGTCTGGCAAATGGTGTACCGGTGCTATGTGACCCTAAGAATAGTGCGGCGGCACCGATATCTGAAAAAGATTTTGCAAAAATCGAAACACCACTTTATGGTGATAGGGTTGCACTGTTTTCAAGCCTAGCCTACAACAACTGGAGTTTGAAAGAAATGGCAGACGGCACAGCATGGAGAATGTTAAATGGCTGATATACCTAAACCAGACGATGCAAATATAATCGGACAAATCAGAAGGTTCGAAGAAGAATTGTTTGAGACCCAGGATTTCAAACTGTATAGGAACTACCATGTGCCTGAATATCATGTAAAAAATTCTAAAAGGGTGTTGAGCTTCGGCATAGGTGCAGACGCCCACTTTGAGAAGTTGATATGTGTTGATAATAACTCCCTTGATGTGCGTATGTTTGACCCGACTCCTGCAACCAAATTTTATATAAAAAGAATATTACAGCAGGGTGGATATCACTATTTTGCCAGCATAAGAAAAGGTGGCAAACATAGTCAAAAGATAATCAATCGCTGTCTTAAATTTTATCCTGTTGCTTATGGCCCTGTTAACGGCTTTTTTACTTTTTATCCACCGGATGGACACAAAGGTAAATGGAATGACTTACCAATTCCAGCCAGTTATTCATTGATTGACCAAGGTAACAGTTTAGAGACCATTGAAGTAGAATGCAAAAATATCACCACAATAATGGCAGATTTGGAGTGGGACAGTGTTGACATCCTGAAAACAGATGTAGAAGGACTTTGGCACGATGTTGGTAAAGAAATAGCAAACTTAGACGTGAAGTACTGGGTAACAGAGATAGAGTTGACCGTTGGCATGACGATTGAAGAGGCATTTGATAAAGTCAGGGAGCTTTACAATTTGCATCGAACAAAGTATAATATCTACATAAACAGGAAAAGATCAAAAAAAATGATGGAACTAATATTCTTTAGGAAGGACATTGATGAAAGTTGAAATATTCCGTAGGACGGTTAAGGATCGTAAACGTGGAAACAGTTATGAACTGCTTTACCATCTAAAAAAAGGTATTGAGGTCTCTGGGGATGAACCAATTATAGTTAATGAAAACAGATCAGGTCCAACCGTTGAAGGCGAAATGGTGCCCACTGCACCAATGGCGGCAATGTTTGGTTATGGTGGAGACAAACAGATGCACCACACTAAAGGTAGGCGTAGAGAACTCGCAGACAACTGCAGGGCAAAAAAAATTCCACTAATAACATTTGACGGTGGGCTCCTATCTAGTTTTGGTAATGTTTCAACATCACCTGATCATCATTTCAGAGTGTCATTGTACACGCCAATGAACGACGGCGACTTCCTATCAAATGACAGTCCTAGCGATCGTTGGGACATGTTGGTGAAGAAGTTTGATGTAAAATATGAACCATGGAGGAAATCCAACCAAGAAGATCCGATCATATTTGTGCTACAACCTAAAGACAACTGGAGCATGAACGAGCTAGATCCGATAGATTGGTTCAAAGATGTATATGAAAAAGTTAGACCCGCAACAAGTAGGAAATTTATTGTACGGCCTCATCCAAACAATGTGTCAAACATTCTAGAACGCAAGGACGAACTACCCGACGATGTTGAAATTCAATACACACAAAAAAATTTTGTCGGTGACGAAAAAAAATATTACAGATTCCATTTTCAAGAAGCCATTTCAAATGCACACGCTGTTGTAACTCATAACTCCACAGCCAGTGTCGACAGTTGTATAAGAGGTATTCCAACTTTCTGCACATCCAATCTCGCACTATGTTGGGACGTTTGTAACAAAGATTTAAACAATATAGAAACTCCCGATACTCCGGACAGGACACAGTGGGTGAATGATCTCGGGTATAAACTTTGGAGTATCAATGAGATAAAAGACGGCACAGTTTATAAAAGATTCAAGTCAAAGTTGGGTCTATAAATAGGTTGTATTATGCCACATAGTAAAAAAGCCGGGAAAGCAACCATTGTCGAATGGGTCGAACAGTTAAAAGTGCAAGGCAAACTTACACACAAGGCCGCATTAGACATAGGTGTTGGAGAAGGCGCATATTTAAATTGCCTAAAACACAAATATCAAGCAGGTGGAGACAAATACCAAACACTAAAACAAAATTGGGAAATTGACGCTGGTCCATTAAGTGAACACAGATGGACAGGTGTGGAGGTGTGGGAGCCCTACATTGATAAATTTGATCTAAGATCCAAATATGATACAATACTAAATGAAGATGTGAGGAAGTTAGACTACAACAAACTAGGGCCTTTTGATGTTGCGGTGGCTGGTGATGTTTTAGAACATATGGCGAAAGAAGATGCAGTGCAAGTAGTTGAGCAAATATTAAGGATATCCACCTACTTGTTTATTAGCATTCCTATCATACACTACCCACAAGAACCAGTTCACGGTAATCCATACGAAGCACACATAAAGGACGACTGGAGCCATGGAGAGATGATGGAAACATTTCCGCAAATAATTGAACATAAAGTAGGCAGACGTGTTGGTGTGTACATGTTAGGAAATTATGAGTAGTCTCGCAGTTGTTACAACCTTTCCGCCAAACAGGTGGACAGCATATGCAAAGAGGATGTTAGAGAGTCATGTTGAATTTTGGCCTGACGATGTTGTGCTATACGCATATCACGAAGGTGTAAAACCAGATTTTAATCACAGCAAAGTAAAATTTATAAACATCGAAGAGGCCAACCCAGAGCTTGTAAAATTTAAACAAAAACACAAAGACGATCCAGTTGCCAACGGAGAAATAAAAGAAATACCAGGAGGGGTAAGAAGAGACCCAAACGCAGGAAAAAGTGATAAAGGAAAGGGCTCTTACTTGTGGGATGCCGTTAGATTTGCTCACAAAACGTTTGCAGTAGATCATGCTATTAAAACAATAGATGCTGACTACATCCTATGGCTAGATGCAGACACATACACATTTAGGAAAATTACAACTGCATTCGTTACAGCTTTACTACCTAGTGATAAACTTGTAAATTTTCTCGGAAGGGGTGAAAAATATCCAGAGTGTGGTTGGGTTTGCTACAACAAGAGGCACCCAAAAATAAATGAATTTATGAAGTACTGGACAGATCTCTATGTCAAAGACACCATATTCAAAGAACTAGAATGGCACGACAGTTACGTTTTTTGGCAGTGTGTGAAAAGGATAGCACCCAACGACGGTGTGGACATTGGAAAAGGTGCAGGTGCTAAAGGGCATCATGTATTCATTAACAGTGTGCTAGGTGGCTATGTTGATCACATGAAAGGTAAAAGGAAAGTGCTAGGTAAAAGTAGTAAGAGCGATCTTCGTGGCGAACGGAACGAAGCCTACTGGCAGAACGTAGAAGACTATGACCCATTTAGAGGTATTAAATTTGACGCGAAACAAGAGCAAGATATTGTTAGCAAGGTTGCAAAAGGAAGACAAGGCAACTAATGAACATAGAAATTTGGCCTGAGCACGGTCCTTTGAATTCCAAAGAAGTATTCAACAAGTTTATTGAATCATTACGTGCATCTGGAGAACAAGTTTGGGTGAACAAACAAGCACCCAATGGTGACGTAGCAGTAATCTGGAGCGTGTTATGGCAAGGCCGCATGCGGAGATACAAAGATATATGGGAGCGATACAAGAAAAACAACAAGCCTGTAATTGTTATAGAGGTGGGAGGTATTAAGAGAAATGAAACTTGGAAAATTGGCATCAACGGTGTAAACAGAGAAGCCGACTTTGCCAATGAAGTTGTCGACGGGGAACGTTGGAAAAAATTTAAGGTTGCCATTAAACCATGGCATCAGACAGGTGAAAACATTATAGTTTGTGGACAGCATACTAACAGTCACCAGTGGCGTCACAATCCACCCATGTCGAAATGGTTTGATCAACAGATAACCGAAATTAGAAAATACACAGACAGGCCAATTACCATAAGGCCACATCCAAGGAATCATGTCATTATCGATACAGGCAAATATAAAGATGTAAAAATAGTAGGCCCTAAAAGAGACAACACTACATATGACGACACAGACCTTACTGAACGTTTGAAGTCGGCTTGGGCACTTGTAAGTTATTCAAGCAATCCTGCCATCACTGCGGCCATTCATGGAATACCAGTGTACGTATCTGAGGCAAGCCTAAGTTACGATATCGGCAACACGTCCTTCGACAACATAGACAATCCGCAAATGCCCGACAGGCAAAAATGGCTTAACAAGTTAGCGTACACGGAATGGTGGACAGAAGAAATACATCAAGGACGGCCATGGAAACGTATTAAGGAAAGGTTAGAGGAGAAATACTTATAATGGCACGAAACAAGGAAGTGGCCGAAATAGAATGGCAAAAGTACGTTGGTGAAGAAATCATTGTGAACACAATTATACGTCAAGGGCAACGCATACACGAAAAAAAATTCTTCGAAGACAAAGTCCAAGCAGTGCCAAGAGGAAATGCATACTGCATAGGCAATGGACCATCACGTAAAGATTTTGATCTGAACAAATTAAAAGCAACAGGACAGACGTATGGATGTAACGCTTTATACAGAGATTTTATCCCGGACTTTATATTCAGTGTCGATGCAAAAATGACCGCACAGATGTGCTTGGACAGAGTAGGACGCCAGACTATACATTACGCTCCCTCCCTCGAAGTGAACAGAAGGCATGCGAAAGGAATGATACATCTTATTCCAAACAATCCACACTGGATCTCAGGCAACCAGGCATTCTGGACAGCAGGAGTCCACGGCCACAAAAACATATATCTGTTAGGATATGATTTCAGAGAATACGGTAAAGACCAGTTGAACAATATCTATCAAGAAACGGAATGTTACGGCGAAAGGCATGCTGATACAATTTTTGATGGTTGGCTGAAACAGTTCCGCGACATGTTGAAGATGAGACCTTATGTCAATTACACGGTGGTGCATGACAATCCGCCGGACTACTTAAACTATTTGCAAACCGGCACAGACTTAGGTAATAGTAAGATTATAAGTTATGCTGAGTTTGATAAGGTTCTAACACCTAGTCAGACCTAGTCCTGCGTTTTTAAATTTATTTTTCCAAGCAAAAAAGTTTGCATTGTGGTTTGAATAAGGATCTTTCAGCCATGTCATTTGGTAAAGATGTACCATTTCGTGGGCCAGTGTTTCTATAAAATCTTTCCACGTAGGAAACTTACAGTGTAGTTCGATGTAGAACTCTACATCTATATGATACGGTATAACTCTCTGATCAAATTTGCCTTTTGGAGTCTTCCTATTGTCCCAATTGGCGACACATCTGCCCCAGTCTTTGTGTAATTTTTTAACTTGTAGCTCCACCATTGGTAATCTACTGTTGAATAAGCCTCTGTTTATTACTCTGAACCATTGGTATACTTGCTGTTGTGTGGGTTTGAATCCCACAACGTTTTTGTGTCTAGTTAGAGTATTCTCCAATTTGACTTTTAGTTGTTTCCGAGCATTTACTTTTTTACTTTTACTTTTTTTCATGGTTGACTATATTACCAATTATGCTATAATATACTAATAATTATCTAAATTACCAGGATTGAAAATGCACTCAGATATGCCAAAAACCATTAACGAAGCACTTAAAATACTAGCATATAATGATTATTTTTGGGTAAATTCTTCAATGTTGGGAAATATAGGCGTAATCAAGCCACACCCCAAAGATTACGAGACAGTCAGATCACTGGCAGAGTCACAATATCCATGGACCGAGAAACAGGCCAGATTGGCACTTGTTATATTGAAACGATATCTAACAAAGTTTCAAGCCCACGGCATGGACATCAAAAAGTTGTTAGACAAACCAAAGTACGATGACGAGTTTCGTGTAATAAGTTTTGACAAGTTGATTGAAAAATACGTTGACGAGGATAATGTAACTAAAATAGAAATGCGATTCCCTTACAATAAGAAAGTTATACAACTGATACGTTGCATGAAGGACAGACGTGATTTGCCTGGAATGTATGCTGTGTACGATGGTGAAAAAAAGAAATGGACTTTTTTACACACAGATGTTACCGCTTACTATCTTACATTGATAGCAGTGCGATATGATTTTAAATTCACTGACGACAGCCTTCTTAACGATTATGAGCAGATCAAAAAGGAGATCGCAGGACATCGTAAGCCAACAGCCAGTCTAATAGCAGGCGAAATTGTTTTAAGAGATGCCGCTGAGTCGTTACAAGATTATTGGCAACAAAATATGAAACATAAATCTGCGTTAGAACAAGTTGACTCTTTGAAGAACTTCTATATATCAACCACCCACATAGATGTTCCTGCACAAACAATGATAGGAAAGAAAATTGCCCATAACAATTACCACAAGTTATGGATAGATTCAAAGGCCTTTAACAAAAAAGAAGTTGTAAAAGGACTAATTGAATTAAACTGTTTTCCTTTGATAATGCCAGTAAGCGGTGATATACACATGGAAGATGACGTAAAAAACTTTTGGGAATGGATGAATGCTTTCAAAGATAATGGCATAGACATACTGAATGAGTGTAGTTGGGGTTTTGATGTTAAAGAGCCCATTTATAAAAAAGACATAGATCGTCATAACAGTGACAGAACCTATCTACTTGATAACCAAAAATCTGAAGAGTTCTTTGAGAACTTGTATGAGCTACACCAAATGAGTAAACAATTTAAACTTATAAACAATGATACGAAAATAATATTTGTTAGAAATAGAATACCACGTGCATTAATTAAAAGCAAGATAAAACCAAAAGCAAGTCTGGTTGCTTTAGGCGGCGGTTATTATGCCACAGGCACAGATAATCTAAAAAGACTTCTTGAGAATCTTCCAAAAAAGTTGTATTATAGTGATCACCAACCGAGTAGTTGGGATTGGCATGATCATATTATAATAAAACTTTAAAATGAGCAGTTGTAAACTAGTAATAAAAGACGAAGTAAACGTAAAATTTGAGAATCTTTCTTTGGAGTGGAGGAAGAGATTAACGAATAAATTCAAATACGAAATTCCATACGCAAGACATTTGCCAGCGGTCAAGTTAGGTAGATGGGATGGTAAGGTAAGTTTCTTCGGACTAGGAGGAACCACTTATCTTAATCTTGTTGATCAAATACTGCCAATCCTCGAGGAAGGTGGAGTTTACGTGGACTTCGAGGACAAAAGGACACAGCACAACTTTGAATTTAAAAGAGTTGACAAAGATTACCTTTCCCATATTACATGGCCGGAGAATCACCCCGCGGCGGGACAACCAATAGTACTGAGAGATTATCAAGTAGAGACGATCAACAAGTTTATAGAAAATCCACAATGTATACAAGAAATTGCCACAGGAGCAGGAAAAACTATTATCACAGCGGCGTTGTGCCAACTGGTTGAACCATATGGCAGGACTCTCACAATAGTTCCAAACAAAAGTTTAGTAACACAAACAGAAGAAGACTTCATTGCGTGTAATTTAGATGTTGGTGTATACTACGGTGACAGGAAAGAACTTGGAAGATTCAACACTATAGCCACATGGCAATCGTTGAATGTTCTAGAAAAGAAAAGCAAGGACGAACACACAACAGACTTCTTGGAGGCAATACAAGGTATCAACACCGTCATAATTGATGAAGTACACATGGCGAAAGCAGATGTATTAAAAAGATTGTTGACAGGTCCGTTTGCACATTGTGGCATCCGTTGGGGTTTGACTGGGACTGTGCCAAAAGCAGACTATGAATTTATGGGTTTGAAATGTAGTATCGGCGACGTTACAAACAGAATCCAAGCAAGTGAACTACAGGACAAAGGAGTGTTGGCCAACTGCCATGTAAATGTTTTACAGACACAGGATCATCCACAGTTTAAAACTTATGGCGAAGAATTAAAATGGTTAACCACAGACACAACACGTATGTCATGGGTAGCAAAAACAATACAAGACATAGCAACATCAGGAAACACACTGATACTGGTGGACAGAATATCAGCGGGAGAAATACTTGAAAAGAAAATAAAAGATGCAGTGTTTGTTTCTGGATCAACAAAAAATACAGATAGAAAGGAACAATATGATGAAATATCTACTAGCCAAAATAAAGTTATTATCGCCACATATGGAGTTGCCGCTGTTGGTATTAATATTCCTCGTATTTTCAATCTTGTTCTCATAGAACCTGGAAAATCATTTGTTAGGGTAATACAGAGCATAGGGCGTGGGATAAGGAAAGCAGAGGACAAAGACAGTGTACAGATATGGGATATTACCAGTAGCTGTAAGTTTGCAAAGCGTCACCTGGGTGCAAGGAAAAAGTTTTACAAAGAGGCAAATTATCCGTATAATATAGAAAAGATAAATTATGAAAATCCTTACATTAGAAAATAGAACCTACGCATTGGAAAAGATACCCGAATGGGTTGATGAAAATTTAAGATTTGCAGTTTTAGATAATTCTGATCCTGCCAACCCAGACTTCTTTTACATTCCACTGATATTTCTCGAAAGTTTTAATGCACCTGCGGCAGTGTTGGAGATCGGTCCACACAAAATTAAAATGCCCCTTGACTGGAAAATGTTGATAGGGGAAGCAGGACAATCTGAGATGCACGTCCTTCCTATAACTAGTTTAAACGACAGGGGGTTTGACGCTTTTACATTCAACCCGTTGTCTAGCCCTAAGCCTGATTTTTATCCCATCGACGTAGTTGATATCTACTCTGAAGTCAAATGGTACTTTCCAAAAATAAAGTCGGGACAGATGTTAGCAGTGCCATTGAATAATGGGCCAAAACCAATGTGTGCCTACTTTGTAAAAGACATATCAAGGCAGTGTGAACAGGTGGACTATGGCTCCGTCTGGTAGGAAAACAATTACAATAGACGCTCCAGTTATTATAACCAGCAACAGAATCGCTGTTTGGATGGACGAGGCGTGGATGCATAACTTCTTTGATTTTATTAGAAAAAATAAATTCCAACTTTCAGGTATGAATCACATGCAAAATAAAATAAAATTAACATTTGTAAATGCAAAGGAATGCACAATGTTTGGATTAAAATATGCCGGTAGAAAAAAATAGAAAATTCTTTGATCTGAGAAACGGGCTTAAGGCCGTTGACTTTAGAAACAAGGACTACTTTGACAGGATTGATGACAAAGAGAAATCATTGTACTCACCATACATGCTGATGAGGTACGTGTCCAGCACATCGTCGAAAGATCAGTTTTACGTAGAACACTACATTGAAATGGTTAACGAGTGTGTCAACAAGCATTGTTTTACGCTGGGCAAACACAAAAAACTACTTTGGATACTTACAGCCATGTGTGGGTCATTGCAACAACAGTTCCATCCGTGGGTCAAGCCAATGAAACGTGTGCCTAACAAAAGCCTCAAGAAATTACAACAGATATATCCTACATGGAAAGAAGCAGATCTAGAAACACTAGATAAAATAATCACAGACAGAGAACTAGAAGAACTGATAGAGGCCCATGGCATCAATGAATAAATGCACTTACTGTGGCAAAGAATTTGCAAAGGAAAGGACACTACAAGTACACTTGTGTGAACCAAAGAGAAGATATCTGCAACGTGATGAGAAGTGGGTTGTGAATGCGTTCATGGTGTTCCAAAGGTTTTATCAGATACATCAACACAATTCAAAACCAAAAACATACGACGACTTTGTAAAGAGTTCTTACTACAACGCTTTCGTAAAGTTTGGACGATTCATTATGCATATTAATCCATTGTATCCGGACAAGTACATAGACTATGTCCTACAGTCAAAGGTCAAGTTGGATCATTGGTCTCGAGATGATCTTTACGAACTTTATCTCATAGAAGCATTAAAATCAGAACCCGTCGAAGCGGCACTACAGAGAAGTATAACGACTATGATGGACTGGGCCACGGAACAGAATGCACAATGGTCAGACTACTTTAGATTGGTCAACACCAACAGAGCTGTGCAACATATACAGCAAGGAAAGATAAGTCCATGGCTACTGTTAGGTTGCAGTGCGGGGAAAAGGATGTTAAAATCATTCAACGACGAACAATTACAAATGATAGAAAAATTTATAAATCCAAGTTTCTGGCCAAGCAAGTTGAAGAGCTATCCAGCAGACCACATGTTGGTACAAGATACAGCAAGGGAGGCCAAGATTGTCTAAGATAGATTTAGAGATAGCAGAAAATTTAGAGTTCGAAGAAGGGGATTGTGCGGTGACTATAAAAAAAGATGGATCAATTGGTAAAGTGATAGTGCCAAAAATGAACACAGAGATGTTGAACAGTGAAGGCTACAAGGCCTTACTAGAAGTGGTAGAAATACTACAACCAGGATCAAAAGAAAAGTTTATAAAACACAACGAAAGCGAGAAAGGTAGTGTACACTAATGCCTGATGTAGACATAGATTTCTTTGACAGGGACAAAACGTTGAAACTGTTCAAGCACACACCTGCATCAATGATAAAAGATGGAAAATCTGAAAAACACAAGACTGGAGTGTACTTCCATGCCGTCCCGGAACATCCGGTGACAGGACATGCATCACTGGATTACAAGAATGCAGAGGCCAGAGGATATTTCAAGATAGACTGTTTAAACGTTAACATCTACAAGGAAGTTAAGTCAGAACAAGAACTTGTAGAACTGATGATACAAGATCCAGATTGGGACATGTTGAAGGATCCAAAAATAGTTGAAAAACTTTTTCACCTAAACGGTCACTTTGGTATAGTGTCCAAACTAGAACCAAAGACCATAGAACAACTTGCGGCTGTGCTGGCTATCATACGTCCTGCCAAAAGAACACTGATGTACAAGGAGTGGGAAGACATCACAAGAGAGGTTTGGACAAAACCAACAGACGGATCATACTTCTTTAAGAAATCACACGCTGTGGCATATGCACAAGCAATAGTTGTACAGATGAATTTGATCAGCAGAGCTAAATATAGTTTTGATGCACCACAGCAAAGTTAAAAAGCTCAAAAAAAATCTCCAACCCAAAATAGTAGACCTGTCAGATAACGGACCAATGACCGGTGTTGACTTTGTAAAACATCTAGATTTTATATGGCGTGATAAAAGCAAGAGGCCAATTAAGGTGTTGAACAAGGAATACCAAATGAGTCAAAAGTGGATACGCTATGAACTGCCACAGTGGCAGAAGATTTGGCACCCACGTGGTATCAAGATTAGATGGGATCGCAGACAGCGGTCTTTTTTTTTGAGTGTTGTTAATATTAAGTAGGACGTCTAACTAATTGGATAGTTCTTCTCTTTACACGTTTCTTTGAAATTTCAGAAAGTTTGACTGTTGGTCCATGGACTATTTCAATATCTTTGGAGTTCAGAGTCACTAGTGTGTGACGGAAATAACGAAATTCACCCTTTAGGAAGATATTAATTGGTAATTTACGATTAGATTCATGCCACCAAGTCTCGCCACATTTCAAATATTTTATCTTGTCCTGGGGCATCATTAGTCTGCTATAATCATAGAAACTAATGACATTGCTGTCCTCGTTCTGTATTATTCCAACAAACTCCAGATCGCCTTTCCTTATTAGGCTCAAAAAAGGAAATTTGTCTCTCAGCGTGTTAAAAATCTTGTTCATTTTATATCTATAAATACTGTTAAATATGTACTATGCAAACAGTTCAAAGGTATTTACTATCACAACTGGTAATCGCTTATGTAAGTGGTTATCACGGGAGGAATTCTAACGTGTACGACAGACGCTTAACACTGCACAGAGGGGTATCCAACCCCGTTACGTTCACATTCAAGAACGAAGACCAGAAGGCACAGGACATCACATCCAAGACCTATGAATTCAATATGATCGATTCAGAGAGCAAAGAAGCCGTGATTACAAAGACACTGACCATTTTAGATGACGGATCAACTACCAGCACAAAAGGTGACGCTAGTTGTACCATCACTGAAGGCGATCTATTGCCATTGGATGCTAAATTTTACAACTTTGCAGTTAGAGAGGTTAAGTCGGATGGTAGCAGGGAAATTACATATTCGGACACAGGCTATGCGGCCGCTGGCACAGTTGAACTTCTTGACGGAGCTTATCCTGAATTTGTAGCAAGTACGACCGTTTCAACTTTCTCAAGTGGCGGACCACTTGCATATGTGTCTGGATCGATAGATGCACGTCCAGGAATAAACAATAACAAGGCATTACACACTATTGCTGTGTACACAAAAAACTTTACAGGAGCATTGAGAGTACAGGGTACAATGAGTGCTTCACCTAGTGAAACAGATTACTTTGACATTACCATGGAAGATGCAGGATCGCCAGCCAATTCTTTCACTGACTCAACCACAGTTACCAATTTCAACTTTACTGGTGTTTACCACAGTGTAAGATTTGCTTGGGGCAACAGCTCTAGTAACACTGGTGTGATTGACAAAATCCTATATAGACAGTAAAATAATATAGATTATGAATCTTATACAGAATACAATTCTGACTAGTCTTCCTGCGAACAGAAAGAAAACACCAAGCGGTTGGATAAGTTTTAACGCACCTTGTTGTGTGTACAATGGCGAGACTGCTGACAAAAAGAAACGTGGAGGGCTAATGACCAGTGCAGACGGAACTGTGAGTTACCATTGTTTCAACTGTGGATTTAAATCAAGTTATGTCATTGGTAGGAAACTGACTTACAAGATGAGACAGTTCATGGGCTACATAGGCATACCAGACGACACCATAAAGAAACTTGCCATAGAAGCCATGCGTGAAGAGGAGAGTGACATCAAGTATGAAAAGAAAAAGTTTATAACATTCAACAGAAAAAATTTGCCAAACAATACCAAGTCGTTGGACGCATGGTTGGAAAAATACACAACAGGAACATTGTCAGACACAGAACAGAAAAGTATAGACAATATGTTGACATATCTATCTAGTAGAGGCATTGGACCCGATTGGTATGACTTCATGTACTCGACTAGTAAAGTTTGGGACGTGCATCAGAGACTTTTGATTCCATTCTATTGGAAGGGAGACATAGTTGGATTTACTGGTAGGATGTTTGAACAATCTGAAGGAGTAAAATATTACACAGACGTTTGGCCTGGATACGTATTCAACATGGATGCACAGGATTGGACAAGAAAGTTTGTTATTGTCACTGAAGGCCCGTTTGACGCAATAACCATTTCTGGTGTTAGTATACTAGGCTCGGAGGTAAATGATACACAAAGAGAATTGATAGATGGGTTAGGCAGACAAGTAATAATAGTGCCAGATAGAGATGCCCCTGGAGGAAAACTGATTAATCAAGCAATTGAATTTGGATGGAGTGTGGCTTTCCCGGAATGGGCCGACGAGGTTAATGACGTGGCGGATGCTGTGGCAAAATATGGAAGACTGTTTGTAATACAGTCAATACTAAAGACTGCAGAGAAAACAAAACTTAAGATCGAATTGAAAAGGAAAATGTATGGTTAGTTTTCATATAGAACCTACAAGTAAATGTACGCTTGAATGTCCTCTGTGTGACAGGACTTGGTTTTATGAAACATTCAAAAAAAGAAATTTGCATGAGATCAACATAGAACATCTCGTCAATTTCGTTGGTGTGAATGCAGATGTAAACATGTGTGGTAATAATGGTGATCCTATCTACCATTCCAACTTTCATACCTTGTGTAAACGCTTGAAATCAAATAATTGTAAAATTAGTATTATGACCAACGGCTCGTCAAAAACTAAAAAATGGTGGCGTACACTAAACAACATTTTAGATAAAGATGATAAGATTACATTTTCAATTGATGGATTGGAAGATACAAACCATCTGTATAGAAAAAACGCAAAATGGAAATCAATCATGAACGCTATAGAAATTTTACGTGATCGGCAATGTGAAATGGAGTGGAAATATATTGTATTCAAACATAACCAACATCAGATAATGGCCGCAAAAAATCTCTCAGTAAAACTTGGGTTCGATAGTTTCATGTTGGAACATAGCGATCGATGGCTGGGTAAAAAAGAACTTATGCCAGACAGGGAGTTTGTTGATACGCACTACGAACATCAACAGAAGGTGTTGATCGATAGGGACTATCAAACAAGCATGAAACCCTACTGCATGGTAAATGATAAACCTGCCAAAAGACTGTACATAGATGCAGAAGGTGACTTTTATCCTTGCTGTTGGATAGCTACATATCGTTATAAGTTTAAAAGTGCGTTCTCACCAAAACAAAAACAATATAATATTGAAAACAATTCATTACAAGATATTTTAACCAAAGCGGAAGTAAAAGAGTTCTTTGAGTCAACAAATCAATTTACTTCTGCACATGATTGTTGTAAAATAAAGTGCGGAGTAAAAAATGGCTGAATATACTTTTGACGTACAAAAACTTTACATTGAGATGCTTCTTGCAGATGCTGAATCATTTGCACGAGCACAGAACATATTTAAACCAGAATCGTTTGATCGTAAACTACAACCAATAGCCAAGTTTGTAAAAGACTACATGGACGAATACAAGGTTATGCCTGATGTCGAACAGGTAAATGCAAAACATGATATCAAACTAAAATCAGCCAAGGACTTGGATCCAAATCATTTCAATTGGCTACTAGATGAGTTTGAAACTTTTTCAAGACACAAAGCACTAGAACACGCAATACTTCAGTCCGCAGACATGCTGGAAAAGGGAGACTATGCTCCAGTGGAGGACATGGTCAAGGAAGCAGTAAACGTAGGGCTAACACGTGATCTTGGTACAGACTACTTTGAGGATCCGAAGGGAAGACTTGAGGCACTCAAGGCAAACAACGGACAAGTCAGTACTGGCTGGAATAACTTGGACAAGAAATTATTCGGTGGATTTAATCGAGGAGAGCTAAACATTTTTGCAGGTGGATCAGGTGCAGGTAAGAGTTTGTTCTTGCAGAATCTTGCGGTGAACTGGGCACAGGCAGGCCTGAATGTGTGTTACATATCTTTTGAATTAAGTGAACAACTAACGGCAATGAGGTTGGACGCAATGATGACTAACATTCCAACTAAGAAAGTGTTTCCTGAAATAGATAATGTTGAGATGAAGGTCAAGATGCTGAAGAAAAAATCAGGTACTTTGCAGATCAAATACTTGCCAAGTGGTAGCAATGTATTGGACGTGAGAACATATCTTAAAGAACTAGAACTTAAAAATAAAAAAAAGATAGACTGCATACTGATTGACTATTTGGATCTCATGATGCCAAAGAGTAAAAGAATATCACCAGCGGACTTGTTTATCAAAGACAAGTATGTGTCAGAGGAACTGAGAAACTTGGTTGTTGAAAAACAGTGTGTATTGGCCACAGCGTCGCAGTTAAACAGAGCATCTGTAGAAGAAATTGAGTTTGATCACTCTCACATCTCAGGTGGGCTATCCAAGATACAGACAGCAGACAACGTGATTGGTATATTCACAAGTAGGGCTATGAAAGAACGAGGAAGATATCAGATACAGTTCATGAAGACTAGATCTAGTTCAGGAGTCGGACAGAAAGTAGATTTAGAGTTTGATGTTGACAGTTTACGTATAAGAGACTTGGCAGATGATCCGGAATACAAACAGTTTGACAAACAGCGAAGCACAATATACGATTCACTGAAACAGACATCTAAAGTGTCAGCATCAGAAGGTACGCCAAAAGATGCAAGACCAGATGTGCCGGATCCACGTAAGGGTGACACAATAGGCAAAGTGAAAGCCAATGTGGAAGGCGGCAAACTGAGACAACTTCTAAACGAACTGCACTCAGATGAAGAACAGTAATGACATTGGCTACATATATGAGAAATTAAGTTCTCTATATCCAGAATATTCTAACAAGAAACCTAAAGCAAAAATCTATTCTAAAGCGTACACCAGTCTCATAGGTGTGATGCTGTCAGCACAATCACAAGACAAAAGGACCGCAGTGGCCTGTAGACAACTGTTCGCATTAGCTGACACACCGGAAGATATGCTAAAATTAACACAAGACGAAGTGATAGAAGCAATTCGACCTGCAGGATTACACAACGCAAAAAGTAAAAACATACTGGCCACTAGCAAAATGATACTAGAAAAGTTTAATGGTAAAGTACCAAGGACACAAAAAGAATTAATGACGTTACCGGGGGTAGGCAGGAAAAGTTCAGACATTGTGATGAGATTCGTATTTGGTGAACCACACATAGCAGTGGACACACACGTGTTT